CATTAAGTGTGTTCACCGAAAGATTTTATGTTAAGTTCTTTAGCTAATTTATAAGATTCAAAAGATTTAATACCAAATCCGTCTCCTCTTCTATATTCTGTAAACTTTACATCTTTACCATCTTGCTTCTCACGCAACTTGATATAACTTGAGATGCCTTGGTCGCTAACGTTCAGATTGTATTTATCTAAACTTGTAACATAAGTTACAAATTCCTCAAATAAAGGATGGTGTTTTACGTTTTCTAGTATTGATAAAGTCCTAATTGCATAATAGTCTTTACCAGATATGTTATCCTTTGAGAAATCATTGAAACTCTCTTGGTAGACTATCCTAAGTAAAGCTCTGTACGTAGGATAAATTCCACGAATAATACCTGAATCTAAATAATCATGATGAAATAAATTTTGAAGGTATATTATGTAATCATCTGAAATATAAGATTTTGAATCATTGACGATAAGACCGAATGAACGGAAGTGATCCATTAACTTCTCAGGGAAGTAGGTACTATAAGCTCCGTCATCTCCCTGAATCTGGAAGTCCTCTAACTTTTCTTCCTTATAATCGTCTGAAACGCCCTTTTGACCAACAGAATCTTCTTCATTCGTGTGAACAGATCCCGAAGGCGTACCATGACTACCGGTTAATATACCATCGGGTGTGATAAGCCTTATGGTATTAAACCTTACTCCTTGTTGTTTCAATTCAGGGTGATATTGTTTCTGAAACAAACTGGGTAGGTAGATATCAAAGTAATAACTCTGTAAGTTTCTTTTAAGAGAGTCGTCATACTTGGAGAAATCAATGCTCAATAATTTCTTACCTAGTTTTCGGGCGTTTATGATTAATGTAGTGATAGCTACATCGATGTCGTTTGCGTTTCTAAGTGCTGCTCGCCAAGGCAAGTTACGTTGGTATTCAAGTAAAGGTTTGTAATATCTCATTTCGTCTAAGACATAAGCTAAAGGGTAGCCCCAAACTAAACGAGTTTTGTTATTTTCTTGAGTACGAGTAAATGTCACAGCGGGGATGTCGAGTTTGAGCAACTTCTCAATATTGTTAAGCGTATCACTCAGTACATTACCTTTCTTTTGCATACTAGGTAAACCGGCATTAGTATCTCGCTTAATATACTCAGCAGAATTAGCTATGGATAGGGGTCGCAACCTACCGATGAAAGGAGGCTTGGTTTCAGGTGTTTTAGTCTCATCAGGACCGTAACTATAAGACACTCCCTCCCTACGTTCCGACCATGGGGCTGCAATAGACCTTGGTCCGTATTTGGAACGATTTGAATCTTCTAAATCGAGCAAAACCGAATTCATTTTACTTTTATTAGAGTCGAAAATCTTATCCCAACCTTCAAGAATAAGAAGTGGATCGACTGATTCACCTATTGGAGATAAGTAAACTTTGTCAACTCCAGACTCCGTTTTGTACATTAATCGGGAAAGCCTATAGATAGCATCAGGAGATGCACCAAGATCTATAAGTTCTTTGCGGATTTCTTCTTTCATAGTTTTGATTTATAATGATTGTATGGGTGCGTCCGAAGGCCAGCAAGCTGGTACAATTTTCGACGATTTGGACCACGCAAGGGTAAGTTAAGTTTAACCACGTCAAATTTAAA